CCATTACGCTTCATAAACAAAATGTCACAATTATAGGAAATAACATGGCAGTGTAAAAAACCTATCTTGTGGACATAAATATAATTTATTCATTTGTGGATACCAAACTATCCTTCATCTTTTTTAATTGATCCTGTAAACCACACCACAACATAAATTTAACATACAATTCATTTTCCTCAATAAACTGTATTGCTAATTTTTCTTCCTCACCATCTTCAAAGATAGGTTGTACTAAATCCATTGTCTCATCACTACCTGAGGTAGTTGTATTATCTATTTCTGTAATTGTTACCTGATTTACAGATAATGTTGTTTTACTGTCAACCAATTGTTTTGGTTCTTGATCTGATACGAAATTAAATCCCATAGTTATATTGTTGTTGTTTATTTGTGTTACCTATATATAATTTTGATTTACTGAATGCTTGTTTATTACGTGCTAAATTAGCTAACATAATTCCATCAACTAAATCATCGTGCATTCCTTGAGGGTGGGTAAATGAAATGTTTCCATTAGCGGCATACTTAAATGTATAAGCACTCATTTCATCAAATACTTCAGGCATTAATTTTTTACTTGGTAATTCAATTTTACCTTCTTGTATATCATAAATTAATTTACGAACACCCTCTGTTTTACTATCTTGTGTTGTTGTAAATGGCATTAGTTTTCGGATTCGGGGTCTAAGGAGCTCGAACATGGCCAATCCAATCCCATTTGTTTCACAAAATCCTCCAGTGACATTCCATCTACTACACTCAAGTACGATATCCTTTCCAATTTCTTCAAATGTGCGTCCGTTAGTTCTAATAATTTTTTCGACTCTTCCTGATTCGCTCTGGATAACGCAAACTGTAAAATCATTAGTGATTCCTGTATCAACTCCAATATAGTATCGTTCAGTTCTTTTTGGTATTCCCCATTCATCTATCATACATACTAAATCTAAGTTTGTAAATACGTCATTACCTGAATCAGTAAATTCAGCTAAATACTCTTGATAATAAATTTCCGCAGGTAGCGATTTATGTTGTTCTATAAGGAAGTCTTTATTTACGTATGGATTGTCTCGAGAAATACCTTTGAATGAAATATAAACGTTATTAGGCGTGTTACCACGTAAGAAATACTCATAGAACCAGTTTTTGGATTTAGGTGTAGATATAATTAAACATTTTTTACCAATTGCAGTTAATGTAGGCATTACTGCTTGTTCAATTGCATCTTGTTTAATAAATGCTGCCTCATCCAATACCATGTAATTGAAACTAAATCCACGTATGGTATTGTAATTATCAGTAGATAAAAATTGTAAAGTACTTCCATTGATAAATTGTATTGTTAAATCTGCTTTATTTTGTTTTGTGATAACTGGATTAGCCGCATTAGTTAATTCATCAAATATTTTCTTACATTGGTTATATACAGGTGTTATCCAAGCACCCTTTTGATTTGATGTTTTTAATAACCAATACAACATCAGGTTTTGTGCAAGTAATGACTTGCCAAATTGTCTACCAGTTGCTACGATACCGAATTTATGTTCACTGTCAGCAAACTTATCAATAATTTGTTTTTGACCTTTATGAGGGGAAAACAGCTGAATGTCCATATTTTTGAATTGAATATTCTATTGCTTGCATTTTTGAATCACACGTATAAGTTAATTCACCATTGCAGTATACTCTCCATGTTGATTTTCCAAAAAAAACTGATTCTATAATTTCTATTTTCACAGTATTTCTGTTTGACCGTAGTTAGGATCTAATTCACTTAATTGATTACCCCAACTTAATGTTACGTTACCTTGTACTTTAATTTCTTGACGTTCAATTTCACCACCTTTAATTTTGTTTTGGTACTTAATGGTTTCTAACCAAACACGTCTATCATCGTTTAATATCGCGTTTTCCTTAAGTTGTTCCAATTCCATTAAAGTTTCATTAACCGTGTGTTTAATACGTTCATCAAAGTCATTAGACATAATTTTCCAGCATTCCTTCCATAGGTCGTTTGCTTGTCTATTGTTGATGTGGTATTTCTCCCTAGCCCATGTAGTAAATTGGGTCCATCCTGCTCTATTTTCTAATATCCACTCAACACTTTCCTCCAAATGTTTCTCGTGGTTAAATTTATTTGATTTCATAATTATTGTATTTATATGACCTATATTTGTAGGACACGTATCTACCATTAAATATTACTTCGGGTCCATATGGTAGTTGACTCCACCTTTTTGATATTTCCATTTGTTTTCGTCGTATCTACGTTTTATATCGTTTATATTAAATGACCATCCTAATCTGGCAAACTCGGTTGCAAAACTGATTTTATCCTGTCTAATAGTGGTTTTAATTTCTGTCCTGGAGAAATAAACTACTACTTGATTGATGTGTTTTGCATTAAATACTCTACCGAATGATGTTATAGCATATCCCTCACACTTGGAGTCAAATAAACTATATTGTTCTTCCTCCATTACTAATTTATCTAATATTTCACAGTACTTAATACTGTTTTTATCCGTGTGGAAATGTTCAGGATATAGTATATCCATATCTACGTTGTAACCCATTGTTTTTTGTTCAATGAGTTCCCACGCTTTATCACTATCCAAGTAAGTGAAAAATTGTTTGCCTTTATAGTTTGCTGTTGGCATTATTCAGTTAATCCAGATGCTGCTTTTGGTTTACGTCCTACTTTTGGTTTTGGTGTATTTTCAGTATAACCTGTTTCACCCGTTTCTGTTACTGTAACTGGATAGGCAATTGCTCTAATTTGTGGATCATACTGATTAATTCTACCTTGCCATACTCTCATTGTTGCCACATATTCACAAGAACATCCGGGAATACCTACTTGTTCTTTAAATGCTTTATTATGGGCATCTCTCCACCAAGCTAATGTTTTGTGGTCAATTCTGTAAGATGCTTTAGGTACTACCTCCTCTAATATCCATTTAGCATCTGTTTGACTTAATTGTTCATTAAAGTTTATCATGTTTATAACTATTGTATTTTGGATTATATATGTTAATATAAAATTGTTCTAATTGACCTACAATACTTTTATCACACTCATCTAGTATTTCAAACATAACTGAATTATGTGATGCTAATAATTGGTATAACTGGAATTGTGATGGTCTATGTTGTGCTGCTTTATCTAAATTATTGATTGCATATCTGTGAATATTAATTCTATTGTTTACAGCACTGCTGCCTCCAATATATAAACATTCACTTGTTTCAGCATCAAAAATACCATATATGCCTTTAATTTTAGCATAATAGCGTTTTAGACCCTCACGATGTAATTTTTTACCTCGTTCGGTTGCGTTGTAAGCTGCTTTTGATTGTTTTGCCTTTTGTGACTGATTGTACACTTTCATGTACTCGCGTTTTTTTTCTTTGTTTGCCATATTATTATTTTGTTATAAATATTACGTTTTTAAGTAAGACATCAATTATATCTATCTCTTTCCATCTTATCTACTAAATAACTTATAGTATATCCGAATATACTAACAAGAACTGCAGAATACAAATTATGGGTTAAAATTAGTCCTAACCAGAAACTACAGCATTTTACACAGTATAAATGTTTACCTATAAAGGGCCATTCATACACTTTAAATTCATCTTTTAGCCACTGAATAGGTTGAAACCATTCTGCTATAAAGAATCCTAATATTGCTATACTAATTAACTCAATCATTTACTATTTGTTTTATTTGACGTTCAACTTCTTGGGCTATTAGTTCATTTAATTTTTGTTTTTTAGCGCGTTTTATTCGTGTATAACGCATTTTAATTTGTGGGGCGATAAGGGTTATTAAAACAGAGAGACCTGCGGTAATAACCAACGAAATAAAGTAAAATGTGCTCATTTTATAAAATGTTTACAGTGTTGTTGTATTTGTTTGATTGCTGAAGTAACTGCTTTTTTTAAATAAGGTAAATGTATGCCATATTTTTCTTTCATTTGAGTAAATGTCATACCATTTAGATAATAATCTATAAGTAGTGGTTTATGATAAAAATCTAGTTTATCAATTGCCTGCATCATACACTCATAGGGATCTATTTCGGTAGCTGGAGATAACATGTCCTTGATTTCATCAAATTCACCTTGTACAAATTGGCTATCAGTTTCAAATTCATACACACCTCTACTTATGTAACCTTCTTGTCTGTATTTGTGCCAGTAAGGAGATGTACTTGATCTGAGATTTAAACTCATTGATCTACCAAAGTAATTAGGCAGTGCATTATCTATAACCGCTACTTTAAACTGGTAGTCTATAGATTTTTTAGTAAGGAACTCGTGGACACAAAACAATAATAAATCCTCAAATTGTTGGTGGTTATAGGAGGTAATACGTCTGAAATCCTGATATAACTTAGGATATGATTTCTCTATGGCTATGTTAACCATTGTTTTCTTTTCTTCCTGAGTTAAAGTGTTATAATCCATCTGTTATAATTATATAACCTGAGTATTACTAATCCCAGTTTTCTTCAAATATTTATCAAATTCCTCGGAGCGTCTACGAGAGGATTGTGATACAGGTAACTTAATGGTAGGAAAACCATCATCATCTTCACCCATGTACTCATACATCATCTTTTCATCCCCCATCTTATCATCACCCATATCCCATCTACCATCTACCATCCCACTAGTTTCGGGTTCGATATTAGGTACCGATATCGGGTCCCGATATTGGGTTTTAGTATCGGGTTCGATATTAGGTACGATATTAAGCTTAGGATTGGATACAGCGTTTTTTAACATTATATCTCTTTTAATCTGTTTTTTAGCTATATTAACATTCAGGTCATCAACTATATCCTGCCATACCTCTTGTAAATTAGATGTATTTAATACAGGTTCAATACCCTTATAATAATTTAAAATGTTGTTAATAAATTGCCTAAATTCGGCATCATTTAAAAATCTGGAATATTTCATCCAATCTTCGAATACTACAAATGATTCTTTTTTTTTACGTGTTGTGTTTTTCATAATTTCATAATTTTATTGTCGGTAATAAATATACGATCTTAAAGCAAGAATGCCAAATTTGAGCAGAAAAAGAGCCCTTTTTTTTAAGGGCCCTTAATTGACAATAAGTTATTATTATTATGAAATAATACTTTACAATAAATATACGGCAGTAAATGCAAAATACCAAATTAAACAAAAGAATCCCTAACGGGATTCTAATGCGATTTTAGGGTTGTGAAAATGGTTAAATTTCCTTTTTATAAATATAATTTTGAACACCCAGTCTAAATACGTATTATCAACATATGGAATTTAATAACGAACAAAAAGCAAGTTTATTCCACCATTGGTTAGGTGGTAGATTCAAAACATTTGAAGTAGCAAGTCCTGAAGCACCAATTTCATTTTTGGCTAAAGATAATGAAGATAAAGAATATTATGTTCATGTTCAGGTTGCAAACGAACCATCAGTTAAAGATAGAGAAAATACTGGTATTAAAATTGCTAATACGCATTTTTATACACTATATGGTATGGCCTCACAAGGTATGAATATTTTTTGGTTTGAGGTATTTGAAGACGGTTATATACTGTTTTATATAAACGATTGTTTAACACCCGAACAATTAAAAGTTACAGATGAATTTACAATGATTGGTGTTGCATCGGCATTACACATTGAAGTTCCTAAAGTACAATATGATAGTGGTGATACTACTTATACAATAATAAAATCACCCGAACCTCAAGTAATTCAAGGTTCATTTGATATTAATAAAACTAAGGTAAGTAAAAGGAAACGTTAACGTCTCTTTCCTTGCCCAACACTTGGTTTAGTCTTGGTTGCTTTGGGTCCGCTTTGTTTAAAGGCGGATCCTTTTTTCTTAGGTTTAGATTTATATAATGATTCTGCTTTAGATGATTTTATTTTAGCCATTATCTACCTACGTTGGATTGAAAAGTTGTTACTATAGTATCTAAACTTGCTACTTGTGCATCACTTAAACCAGTTGAAAAATACAAGAATTGATATTTTTGATCTTTATTCTGAATAATTTGAGTTGCGGTTGCAGTACCACCAATTGATATATCCCAGTTTGGAGGTGTATCTGTTTCTGTGTTTGAATTAGTAGCAATGTTTGTACCCCCTCTATATGCTTTCATTACGTTGTTTGCTGTTCTTTGAACAGACCACATTCCTCTAACATCACCTCCAGCACCGTTTGCTGTTACAATACGTGCACCATCCTCACTGTAAAAATCACTAATATATAATCCTGAACCCCCTGCTAAATCTGCTGATAAGTAAATACTACTATTACCACCAGAACCAGGCCAAGAACCTATATCAATTGTACCTGTTGAAGTAGCATTACCAGCATAATATCCAATACCAAAACTATTTAAACTAATAACTTGAGTTATTGGGTTAAATCCTGTTCTAGCACCATTATTAGTATCTATTGAATTATTAAACCACCCAGTACTATTGAATGTTTGTGAACCTGAAAATGATAATGTATATAAAGAAGTGTTTTTAAGATTATATTTGTTAGTATCTATTGTACCACCAACAAATGGCCAAATAGCATACATTTCATTCCATAAACTAGCTGCTTTTAGATCTACTACTAATGTATTAATAGCAGTAGCATTTGTACCTGATATACCAGTAACATCAATAAATGCTTGCGCATCAGGATCTGTAGTAGGAAGTACAATACCATCATTTATAAGGTATGGACCTAAGTATATTTTTGCTAATAAGTATGAATCAATATACTCACTTCCTATTTCTTGATTTCCTAAATAAATTGGCATATTTTTAAATATTAATAATAAGTATTAACGTAATTTGATAAATCACTTAAATCTTGTGCTGTCCAACGTGTACCTGTAGTAATAATCATTTCCATAATTTTGCCTGAATACCCTGCACCTCCAAAAAAACCTCCTCCTGAATCACCATATCCTCCTAATGACCATACACAATTTGAAAGTCCAGCAGCTGCCAATGAAGTAGTACCTGCTTCATAAGCAGTAGTTGAATTAGGATAAATTTTTAAATCTGTATTACTATAATCAGATATTATAAATTGAGCTCCTCCATTAACCATTAATGTATCTGTAGCTCTTTGTCCTCCAGTAAATACATAAGTAGAATAATAACCAGGATTACCTGTTACACTTGTAGCTGGTACTAATTCACCATATGCCCCTCCAGTTGAAGTAAAACCACCCATTAAAGCATAACCTGAAGTAGGTGCTTCTGGTGACATTATAAAACATACTGAAACCGTCAAACTAGCATCGTTTGCTAATCCTGAATTTGTATCGTAAAATGATAAACATCCATTTTTATTAGATGGAAACGTTACTGTTGGTTTATTATTAAATGAAGAATCACTTGAATTATATACAGTAGCAGTTGTTCCTGCTACTTGAGTTAAAGTACGACTTATAACACCTGCTTTAGATACCCAAGAGGTTACATTAGTACCACTTGTAGTTATACCAGTATCAGCAGACCACCAAATATATAAATTTGATAAATCAGCAGGTGTCCACAATGAAGGGGCAGCTGTACTTCCAGGATTAACTTCAACATTACCGTAATACATTGCTCCCAAGGAACCTGTAGAACCTAAGTAATAATTTCTAAATTGGTTTTGATAATATATAGCCATTAGTATATTGAGTAATAATTATTAATGTTAGATTCAATTCCTGAGCGACTACCCGTTTGATTAGTCATATAATGAATTATCTCTGTCCATTTAGCACTACCTAAACCAGCAGTAGATCTTCTATCATATCGGTTAAGTGAGATATATTGACATACTTGTTCAAATACAGTAACAGTACTTGTATATTCATTAGTTGAGTTTACATACAATTTTCTTCCAGTATTTGTTTGTGAAAAATTTATATTAGTAGCTAAATATTGAGTACCATTTGTAGTACTTAACCCATTGAAAGGAGTTTGAGCTCCTCCATCATCACCCCAAGCACTAATTGTTTGAGATGTTCCGTTATTTCCCACAATCATAAAGTTTTCATTATCTCCTGTATTTACCATTCCATAATAAGAGGGAGTAGTATTATTTACAGGACTTAACACTGTAAAATAACTTGTAGGATAATTAAAAGTATCAACAATATCATATTCCATCCAATGTGCGCTTGAAAAAGAAATTGCCGGTTTACTATTAGATGTTTCTAAAGTACCTGCGTTTACTATTCGTGGTTGAAAAGCATTACTAGTTCCTGCTAAATCTCTAGCATTACCAGATTGATCATACCAGTATGTTACAAACCCATTATTTGCTCCACAAAAATCTAATAATGATCCTGTATCCAAAACATTATTAACAAATCCAATATCTTGTGTAGCATTATCATTTGATCTTCTTACTTGAATAGCTGAGCCATTGTATGTACTACTTAGTTTTCTAAGTGAAAAAGCAGCATATGCTCCTGAATAATCATCTAAAAGATAACTATAAGTAGGTATAGTAGGAGCTAGTGTTTTTACAAACGCAAATGGTGTAAACATATATTATATAAAGTTCTTAATATTACTTAAGTAAAGATTTGTTGAATCAAATGATATAAATGTAATAATATCTACTCCATTTGCTGTTGATGTAGGTGTATAAGCGCTTCCACTTACTTGTTTTACACTTGAGGCAAACGATATTGAACCTGAGGCAACAGATGCTTGTTTAACTCGTAAGTTAATTGTTTGACCTGGTAATATATTAGATGGATTAATAAAGGTTGTAGAACCACTAACTAGTGTTAATGTAAAGAAGTTATCAGTTGAACAATCAAGAGATGCTGTTTGAGAACTAATTGATAATGCTCTAACTTCACCTCTTACTGAACCACTAAATACTGCATTTTGAGTAACTGCTGATAAATCGTAAAATGAAGCTGTAGAAGCAAATGATGATGAAACAGCATTTAAAACATAGCTTGCTGTTGTTGATGTATTAGCAAACGAGGCAGTACCTAATAATGAACCTGTAAATACAGAATTTATAGAACTAGCTGTAACATTTGTAAATGTAGCTAACCCACCAGTAGCAAAAAACTGAACATTACCTTGTCCATCTGTTAATACTACTGTGTTGTCAAAATCACTACCTGAATAATTAGCACCTATAATAGTATTATTTGAACCAGTGCTTATTAATTGGGCTGTTAAAGAACCAATTATGGTATTATTATCACCATAGTATAATTTTTTAGCAGCTGAATTACCAATTACTGTGTTGAAAGAAGCGTCAGCGCCTGCAGGAAAATCAGCAACAGTATACATTGCATTATAACCTAAAGCAACGTTTCCATTACCTAATTTAATTTGCAAACCAGCATTAGTACCAACAGCAGTATTTTGACCTCCTGTAGAATCAGTTCCAATTTGACCAAATAATGCATTTAAACCTACAGCAACGTTATCATCTCCAACTAAATTATAACCAGCATTTGAACCTATAAGAGTACTATTTTTATCCGAACTTATTTTAAAACCAGCACTTCTACCTACAAATGTATTATCATTATTTGTTGTACCAGGAGTACTAATAGTAAGTTCACCTACTTTAAATCCGCTATTAGCATAAGAAGCAGTTGCAGCATATGAAGCACTTACAATTGAACCTGTAATTTCTCCTGTTATTGTTAATGAACCAGATATAATTTGATTTCCTATAAATGTATTAGAACCTGTAGTAGCATAATTTGATGGATTAAATGCTGTACTATCACTAATTACATAAAAAGTATTTGCATTAGCACTTGAAGAAATTGCATTATATTCTGCTTGAGTTAATGTTACTACTTGTTGTATAGGGGCAGAACTAGTATAAGTATCTGTATTATTACCTAATACATTTCCCCCTATAGAACCTGTTACTGCAAAGGAACCAGTTATAATTTGGTTACCAATAAATGTATTTGAACCAGTGGTAGCAAATGAACCTGTGTTAATTGGAAGAGAACCTGAAATAATATATAATGTGTTTACATCAGGTGAACCAATAGCATTATATTCTGCTTGTGTTAATGTTACAATCTGTTGTACAGCAGGTGCACTTGTATAAGTATCTGTATTATTACCTACTACATTACCTGTTACGGAACCTGTAACATTTAACGAACCTGAAATTGTTTCATTTCCAATGAATGTATTTGAACCAGTGGTAGCAAATGAAGCAGTATTAATAGTAGGAGCATTTAAAGCAAAAGATGCTGTTAAAGCATAACTTGAAGATAAAGCACTATCTGCATATGAGGCAGAAACAGCATTTAATACATAAGATGCTGAAATAGCATTTTGTGCTTGACTAGCCGATATAGCATATGAAGATGATACTGCTACACTCGCACTATCAGCGTTTACTACGTTATTAGCTGTAATACTAAATGTACTACCGTCACCTTTGGTGAATGTGGTAGTTGCGTTGCTTATAGACGCTGTTACTAACAAACTACCAGTATTTACTGTTACAGCAGAACCTGTATTTACTGTTACGGGGAATGTTGAACCATCTCCTTTAGTAAAGGTAATTACGTTGTTAACTGCACTTGCTGTAGTTAATAATGAACCCGTATTTACTGTTACACCTGCATTTAAAGCATAACTTGCTGTTACTGCAAAACTAGAAGATAAAGCATTAGTAGCATATGATGCTGAAGTAGCAGTGCTAGCAAATGATGCTGAAGTTGCTGTATTCGCATTATTAGCGTTTGTAGCAAATGAACTACTTATAGCCGTAGCAGCATATGAACTTGATAAAGCATTTGTACTATACGAGGAACTTAAAGCATTATTAGCGTATGATGCCGTTACAGTTAATAAATTAGTATTTGGATTATATACTAACTGGTTATCAGTTTCTATATTCTCGTAGTCATTAGTAGTAGCAACAAATGTTACATAATGATCTTGGTTTGCATTAGTTTGAGTTGAGTATACAGTTGTAGCTTGTGCTGCGTTTGAAGCACTTACAGCATATGAAGCTGAAACAACAGATGCAACATACGAAGCCGTAGTAGCAAAAGATGCAGATGTTGCTGTATCTGCTTTTGATGAGGTAATTGCTAAACTACCTGTTAATGTTGATCCTAAACCATTTTGTAATTCACTTCCACTTATTTGAACTAAGTATTCAAATGATTGACTAATGTATAGGTTAGTTAAATTTCTTCCCATTTTATATATTAAAAATTAGATACGTTGTTCATGTAAGCCCTGTAAGGGTATTGAGGAAATTGTGGATAACGAGAATCATATACTGGTAAACCACATTCAACTGCTTGATTGTAGTGATAACCTCTACCATTTCTTCTCATTACAATAGGATTTCTATACTGTACACCAAAATCAGGGTACATTTGTTGTAATTCAACATTACCATTTAATTCGGGATATAAACCTTGTTTCTGAATCAAATAGTTAGTTAAACGTTCTTGATAAAATTGTGATTTATTTTTTACTGATTCGCGTTTACGGTTATACCAAGTTCCGTCTGCTGGATCACTATTTTCACCACCATTAGGAATTAATAAACCATTATTACGAGGACGTAAATAAATGTCCTCTAAAGCATAATAGTAAGCAGCATATAGTAAAGCATTTTGTACCCAATCTAATACTAACACTTCATATACACCTGTTAAGGTATTAGTTTTAATTCTGTCTAAAACAGCCTCGTATAATTTAGTACCCAATAATCTTTGGATTTCAATATCTTGCGCTTCACGGACAGCATTTTTTAACAATTTAGAATCAACATTATTGTTAATGTCTGTAAATTGTCTTAAGTTTTCTTCTGAAATTATTAATACGTCAGTCATTGTATTAGTTTAT